GATTGCGATGCGCCCGAAGCACTTGTATCGTAATGAAAAGAACCCGATGGACCCGTATATTTATCGGTATTCGCACTGCGAGATTCATCCGAGTACGATATTCGGGATTTTGGCGTCGTGTATTCCGTTTCCAGAGCATAATCAGGCGCCTAGGAATACGTATCAGTGCGCCATGGGCAAGCAAGCCATCGGCATCTACGTCACCAACTACCAGCGCCGTATGGATAAGACCGCGTATGTCTTGACATACCCTCACCGCCCCCTCGTGGATACACGCCTGATGCAGATGATTGAGCTCGCGGAAATCCCCTCCGGCGCACCCCTCATCGTCGCCATTATGTCGTATACCGGCTACAATCAGGAAGATTCCGTCCTCGTGAATCAAGGCGCCATCGACCGCGGGATGTTCTCCGCCACAATCTACCATACAGAGAAGGACGAGGACAAGAAAATCAACGGCGATGAGGAAATCCGATGCCATCCGGACCCCTCCAAAACGAAAGGAATGAAATTCGGGAATTACGACAAACTGAACCAACGCGGAGTCATGCCTGCGAATACATTCATCGAGAACCGCGACATCATTATGGGGAAGGTCGTGCCTATTAAAGACAACAGAAACGACCCGACGAAGGTGCTCAAATACGAAGACATCAGCCGGGCTTACCATACATCAGAGGAATGTTATGTGGACAAGAGCTATATTGACAGCAACGGTGAAGGATACTGCTTCTGTAAAGTCCGCGTCCGTGCATTCAGGAAGCCGGTGATTGGTGATAAGGTGTCCAGTAGGATGGGACAGAAAGGCACCATCGGAAACATCATCCCAGAGCGTGATATGCCGTTTACGAAGGAGGGTATCCGCCCCGATATTATTATCAATCCTCACGCCATTCCGTCGCGTATGACAATCGGGCAATTGAAGGAGACGTTGCTCGGGAAGGTTCTCGTGAATTTAGGATTATTCGGTGATGGGACGTCGTTCGGCGAATACGATATTAAGGACATCAGCAAGGAGCTGCTGAAAGTCGGGTTTGAAATGAACGGGAATGAACTGCTGTATAATGGACTCACAGGCGAACAAATCAAGTCGGATATCTTCATCGGTCCGGTGTTTTACCAGCGGTTGAAACATATGGTCAATGACAAGCAGCATAGTCGTTCGATTGGACCGATGGTGAATTTCACGCACCAGCCCGCGGAAGGTCGTAGCCGCGATGGTGGATTACGTTTCGGTGAGATGGAGCGTGATGCGATGGTGGGTCACGGAGCGTCGCGGTTCACGAGGGGGCGTATGTATGACTGCTCGGATAAATATGAAGTCCACGTATGCCGTAAATGCGGGATTATTGCGTCGTATAATGATGAGCGGAGTATTCACTTCTGTAAGACATGCGACAACCGCGCGGATTTTGCCCTGGTCCAGATACCGTATGCGTGTAAATTGCTGTTTCAAGAGCTGGCGACGATGAATGTGGCACCGAGGATTATGACTTGATTGTCGTTCGTCGTCGCTACACGCTGCGTCTCGCGGTGCTCGTTCGTCTTCGTTCCACTCCGACGCTGTTCCAATCTGCCACGTAGCGAGGACGCTTGTTCGTTTGTCATCGCTTTGGTTATTTACGCCTTTTAACATTTACAACGCCGATTACATTAATAAAATAAAATAATATAAAGTGATTGTATTTTTATTACATAAATGAAGCAAATCATAATTGGTAATAAAACATTTAAAACACAAACCGAATGTGAAAAATATACAAGGACAATCCTAACAGAATTAGGTATAACCGATAGTGTAAAAATAAAAAACGAAGAATATTTTAATTTTTTAATTTTATTATGTAAAAGACATCCACATCATATTGATAAATTAAATAAATTTGTTGATTTTCAAATTTATCAAGATTCATTGAATAAACGGGGTTTAGCACTGAATATAGTAAATAATGATAATACTTATACAGAAATTTCTTGGAGAATATGTGTAACTGGAATAGGTAAATCATCAAAAACATTATTCAATTCTGCTTTACGGCAATGTATATCATATCAAATTAAAGAGTTTAGAGCTGCTTCCGATTTATCTTATTGTAGGGAATGTAAATGTTCATTAGATAATAAAACACCACATATAGACCACGACGAAATACAATTTATAAAATTAGTCGAAGATTTTATGGAATTAAATAAAGAAACTATAATAATGCCGATTGAATATGATAAAAAAGATATAACTTATGAAACATTATTTAAAGATGAAGATGCTTGGATAGGTAACTTATTTAAACCGTATCATTTACAACACGCAACACTTAGAGTATTATGCGAAACGTGTAATCTTACGAGGAAAAAATATAAAAACAATCAGCGTTTTATATGTTAAAAGGTGTAAAACATCGAATTTTATGGGGGTGTGAGGACCTTATTTAACATTCCAATAAAATAATTATACAAGCAATTGTTGATGAAATAGAATAATATATCCCCTAATATTATATCGATATTATACACAACAAACAATCAAAATCCAAATGAATTTCTCTTTAGGAGGCGGCGTCAAGGGCATCTCCCCCCATCCTGTTTCAAATGGAACCCTGAAGGGGAGCTCTGAATTAGAGACGACCCGTTTTACACTTCGTAATGCTTGGAACGGTGCGGCAGCAAGCAAGAACTACGGCGGTCGTGCGCCCGCTGCTACCCCTTTTCGTATCGTAAACAACGCCGGTGACTATCTTTCCCGCCAGAATTACACATCCGGTGGTTCAAACCAGGTTACTAGCGTGAAACAAAGTATCGCTTCCGGTTGGCGTGGTCTAGCAGGTGGAGTCCACGCCCAAGCGGATGCTACCGGTATTCCATCCGCCACTTGTAACACCAAGTATGTATACGACAGCTCGGACTACATTCGTTTCCGCAAGCAGATGGCCGTGAACCGCAATTACAATGACGCCGGGTTTGGTGGTGCGAATAACGCGGCCCAGTCTGCGATACGTGCGATTCGGCGTTAAATGCACGACGCACGACGCACGACGCACGACGCATATTTTGATAAATACATTATTTTATCATAATACAGTAAACACTCATAATACACACACACACATACACATACACCCACAATGTCAAACCGCGCGATATTTATGCCGGAACAGTTTGGCCCCTCTGCGGGCGACACCTTATTCGCGATGAACCGTGCGTCTTATTTACGCACTGCTGGTGCGGTTGGTGCGGATGATACCAAATACAACGCCATCATGAATAAGAAAACGAAGATATATACATCCACTGATTCGTCGTCCTATATCCAATCTAGGCGTATCCATTCGATCGGATATAGTTCGACCCACGCGCCTTTAGGCGATACGTTGACATTTAAAAGCCCCGTTCTTCAAGTTCAAAAAGACGCAATTCGTCGTTGTCGTTCGGGAGGGTGTGTTGCGCCGGCGAAGAAAGGGGCGAATCATTCGTTTCTCTCTGGACGATAATTAATTATTATACGTCCAAATGAACGGACGGACGGACGGACGGACGGACGGACAGTATTTAGGATAAACTTTTTTTATTAAATTATTGTATAACGCGCTAACAAAATGTTGTTGAATAAGTATCTCGTCGAGTTCCTCGGTTCCGTTTTCTTCCTTTACGTCATTATCGCCACCGGCAATGCTATTGCTATCGGTGCGGCTTTAGCCATCGCGATTATGCTCGGCGGTCACATTTCCGGCGGCCACTTTAACTCTGCGGTCACTGTTATGATGGCTGCGGCCGGCAAGATCCCCATGTCCGATGTTGTTCCTTACATCCTCGCCCAGATTGCTGGTGGTCTCGTTGCTCTTGAGCTCCACAAGCGCATCAAGTTCTGAAATTGCCATACATGATAAATCTAATAATATTTATACAATTACCGAAATAGTATAATTATAAAATCGCATTATTATAATAGTATAGCAACAATCAGACCCGGATTACATATCAATAATGACGAGTGTATCAAATATAACAAGACAATATGCGAATCTACAAAGTAGACGGAACCAAAAACAATCCGGTGGAGCAGAAGCAACCGCGGCCGCACCAGCACCAGCACCAGGATTTTTTGATAATATCTTTGGAGGTGATAAAAAGGCCGAACCTGCTGCTGTGCCTGCTGCTGTGCCTGCTGCTGTGCCTGCTGCTGTGCCTGCGAAAGGCGAACCTGAATCTATACTAGCAAAATTAGGATTTGGTTCGAGTTCGGCTGTAGACGAATCTAAAAAAGACGCCACGGAGGCCACGGAGGCCACGGAGGCCACGGAGGTCGCCGTGGCGGATGCCAGTGCTGACGCAGTTGACCTTGGTGCTACAGAAGCACCGAAGAAAGAAGAATCGTTTCTACAAAAACTTGGTATTACATCTGCTGAATCATCGACGCCAGCACCCGCCGCCGATGCCGCCGAACCCACCGTGCCTGCCGCCGAACCCACCGTGCCTGCCGCCGAACCCACACCAGAAGTCGAACCCACCGTGCCTGCCGCCGAACCCGCTGCGCCAGCACCCGCCGCCGCCGCTCCTGCTGGCGAAAAAAAGTCAATGTTTGAAAGTTTAAAGGCTGCGGTAGGACTCACGCCTTCAGTCGATGATAAAAAGCCCGATGGTGAAGAGAGTGAATCCGACAATGATAATGTAAGCAGCGAAAGCAGCGAAAGCAGCGAAAGCAGCGAAAGCAGCGAAAGCGAAGACGACGACAATGATTCAGATTTCAAATTAGTTGTTGATAAAATGGAAAATCTACGCAAAAAATATGAAGATTTGAAGGCGAAATACAAAGAGGAAATAAAGAAGAAGAAAGATGAACCTGCTGCTTCCAAAGATAATACCGATTTTTCAAATATACTCGCTTCGTATTTTGCGATTGAAGGTTCAGTAAAGCAATTGAAAATATACTTAAAAAAACACGCCGACAATAACGGATTTCCGGTTGAAGGACTTGGTTTAGATGCCCTGGTCGAAGGCGACGTATCTCCTGAACCAGCGGTTCCCGAGGCAGCACCCGACGCAGCACCCGAGGCAGCACCCGAGGCAGCACCCGAGGCAGCACCCGAGGCAGCACCCGAGGCAGCACCCGACGCAGCACCCGAGGCAGCACCCGAGGCAGCACCCGACGCAGCACCCGAGGCAGCACCCGAGGCAGCACCCGAGGCACCTCCTGTAAAAGGCGAGGGCGATGAAGTTGCTTCTGAGTCAGAAGACACCAGTGTAGTATCCGGGGTAGATTCAGAATCCGATTCAGAATTGGGAATTGATGGATCATCTTCATCCACTATAACTGAAATACCAGTAGAGGGTTCTTCTCCTGAATCTGCGGCACCCGTGGCACCAGAAGCAGCAGAAGCAGAAGCGATCTCAAATGCCAACGATGATGAAGAATCGCAAGAACAGACGCTACCGCCCGCCGATGGTTCCACTGAAACAATTCGTGGTGGTCGCAGTCATTTCATCCAAAATATTCGTAAAAATAAGACACATCGTCATCATAAGCGTCGTAATCGTCATCAGACATTACGAAATAACCATACCAAATAATAATAATAATAATAATAATAATAATAATAATATAAACATTGTCAATACGCGCGTCTATGCGCGTCTATGCGTGTTTATATTATTAACGCCGATTTTTAGCATATAATATTTTATATAGCAAGTAAAGCATAATGGCCGTAATACTATAATAATATACCTGCGATAAAGTATCACCCTTTATATCGGATAAATCTTCACCATGGCCCCTGCGATTTCCATTACTATCCGTACCGATACTTTGGATTAAGTTTGACAATTTAGCCAATATTGATTCATATCCATCGGCTCCATCGGCTCCATCGGCTCCGGTGTCACCTACTATTTCCAGGTCATCTTTAAAAAATGTCGAAATATGTGAATTGTGAGTTTCGATTACATCCTTCGTTGTAAGGTCCGGTTTCGAATCAGGCCCGAACTTCGCAAATGAAAGCTCGGACATCGCAGATGATTTACTGGTATCTACATTATAAGAAAGGGGACTACGATGCGTTGTCTGATACGCGACGCCAGAAGAACCGGCTAAACTGCCAGTTTCATATATACCAATAGACTCCCCATTTTCAGAGACAAGCATGTATTGATTCTTATATATATCCGGCTTTTTTTCTTTTTCGTCGGCGCCGATGCCGGTATTCGACAGTCCACCAAATCCTTCGCCGCGACAGCGCATACCACTGGCAGGATTTACTTTATTTGGAAAAGAGCACGGATTCATTTCAACCATATCCATAAGAGCCAAATGCCGATTTTCGTTATTTTTGTTATTATTCTTATCAACCGTCTGTAATGTAATTTGGGCGCAATCTGGATACGTTCCGTCTGTAAATGCGTTAAATAGGGGGACTGGATTTAAAGCACCTAAATTTCCCATAGCACCAGGAATTAAACCACGTAAATCATTAAATGTATTTCCATCAGCACCACTCGCAATAAACGGGATTGAACCGTCCGGGATATTATTCACATAAATCCACCTATCAACGATTTTCTTCTCTTTTTGGCGTTTTTCATCGCGCCTTTTCTTTTGCTCGGTCAGCGCGTTTTTCAGTTTCGTGGCCTCATCTTCAGTGATTGCTTGGTTAGATTCTCTATCAATTACGTCTTGATAGGAATTTTCCCAATCTTCGTCTTCTTTACGCTCCTTTCGCCATTGTTCGATATTTGTTTGACTACATTTGCCGGTTGTTTTAAGAAAAAACTTGTTTCCGAGCGGTTTTCCGGTTACACTGGCCTTTCCACCCCCCGTAACAAGAACTTCAACATATGAAAGCAGACCATCCACATTATTCGCCAGAGTAGATAATGAAAATCCGGCCGACATACCCATTTCACTGGGCTGTTTTACACTTTTCCAATAGTCATATGAAGGTCCTAAAAAGGACGTATCGCCCTTTGGGTTTGTCATAATACTGTTATAGAAAGTAGATATTATAATATCGCATGCGACAATATCGCATGCGACAATATCGCATGCGACATTATAACTGTATATTCACTTGCCCGCCAGGTGAAAGCGACTTATTTAAGTCTTCGATTTGTTTACCAACCGCCTGTATTTGATCGGCATTTTGTTTTATACTATCTTTTTGGTCTTTTACCGCGTCTACCATCTTCGAAAGCATATTTATTTGACCTTTAAGTTCGACATACTGTCCACAATCCGTATCGCAAGGCGTTTTCTTTTTAGATGCCGACGCTGTTTCAGCCCCCTTTACATCGGCACTGGCAAATCCACCGTTTTTGTTCGTGACTTTTCCATCTTGGTCTTTAGGTCCTGCGGACGACGACGACGATGACTTTTTATTTACATCAAACCCTTCTATCGCTTTTCGGAAAACAGCCGCACTGGACATCGTATTATCCCGCCCACCGTAACTGTAGTTAAATAATCGATTGTAGTCGTCCTCGTCGGTGGCGGCGGCGTATTTATCGCGAATATCAGAAACTGGAATGAATAAATGTCGCCAAGAACTATGCTTGAATATCTTGTCGCTATGTAATAACCCTAATATAAACACTCCTGATATAACTAACAGAAATACCGCAATAAATGCTTTGTATTTTACAACCGGGTGCGTTTTAGTGTCATTTACAAATTCAGATACAGTCGTCCTAAATATATTATTGTCATCGTGTACGAATGAGCCGAATATCATTTTAGTCTGTTAGTCTTTACAATATATTATTAGAATAAATAACACTATTTTTTTTTATTGCCGGATTCTATTATTTTTTGAACCGCCTTTTTCATATTATCTATTGTTTTTTGTTGGACTATAAGTGTTTCGTTGTTTTCTTTGACGTCTTTCTGTAATTTGGTAGCATTTTCAATAAGAATCGTAAGACGTTTTCGCATCGCTTCTACAGCATTACAATCTTTGGGGCAACTGTCATCTCCCCCACCACCGTCGCCACCGTCGCCACCGTCGCCACCGTCGCCACCGTCACCGCCGTCGCCACCGCCACCGCCGCCACCGCCGCCACCGCCGCCGCCGCCGCTCTTCTTCTTTGTTGTCAACCCTTCTTTGCCCTGGCCGCCGCCACCTCCGTGTTTCAATCGCATATTCTCTCGCACATTTAGATACACGCCTTTTACAATCTTTCGTATCGTTATATCCAATATCGCAATAATAAATCCTAATAACAACAGCACCGTAAAATTCGAAAGGTTTTTTGTATAAAATTGTATGTATTCAAACATTATTGACGGGAACCTATTACATATAGATACTAAATTAAAATATCAATGTGTAATATACGAATAATAATAATGAGTAAGAATTTCGTTTCATGGCCTCTCAATTTTAGAAAGATTAAGAACGTCGCAATCCGGTCCACCAAGCAAAGCACCACGCGGAGTATCTATCCAGGTTATACCCGCCCCGCAACAAACGGCCCCGATACCGAAAGTAACCCACTGAACGACTTCGGTCGCGACACGAAATGCTGTGATTTCCCCGCTTCGAAAAATGTCATCAAACGGTCGAATTTCAAGGCACGCCCTATTAAGCACTGGCGTAAAAGTCTGATGCCCACTTCCACAAATAAAACACGTCCTACTATCGGTTTTATCGACCGCCCCGGTGGTATCGTATTTAGAGGAACTTCGTGTGGATGCGACGCTGGTGTTGCCTCCAAACAGAATTATGTCGTGGAAGATATCCAGCGCCCATTCCTGCGCGAATGCCAGCCCGATCTTATCGTCCAAAACCCCGGATATAAACAGGTGGGTGTCCCCGGCGCACCCGGGTCCTATCAAATCAATACGGGGATATATGAAACCAAGAATCTCTCGTTCAACCCCAAAAAACGTATTGTTCGAAGCGGGTCGACAAATGTAAGCCGTGCGTATCATACCAATACCGCGTCCTATCTTCAGGCCAGGTGCCTGACCTACCAGCAGAAACAGACCTTCTCGAAGATGTCCGCCACGCCGAACCAGTATGTCCTTCCCAACGGCGACCCCGCAAATCCGAGCGATTCAAAGACGGGGTCGCAGGTGTTTTATTCGACCAATTGCGGCAACGCCGAGAGAATTTATGCCGACCCCGCGGATAGCGTCAAATGTCGCACCACCGTTATTCACAAGCCGAATAATGTGAAATACGGCGTCCAGGGTGCGGTCTCTGCGGGGACACGTCTCGAGAGATTGAAGCTGGAAACAATAACTAAGAATGGTGCGTCGTTTAAGTCGGCGTTTGGTGTTGCGGCGGGGAATGCCGGCCAATACCATGGCGACTCGATGGGTGCGCCCTATTTCATCAAGAGCAAGATATTCAAGCCGGACTGTAATTTGTACAGCCGCGCACTGAAACGCCCGCATACGCGGTGTTAGCGTAGCAGCGGAGCCAACGCTCGCAACGCAATAAAATATCGCGAATATATAACGGTATAATAACAATATTATATATTCGTATCAATGGTGTATTCTGCTAAGAAACACACACGATATAATGACTCCCGCATAAGCGGTCGTCGCCATCGCACTCACCGTAAGCAAAAACGAACTGTCCGGCGTGGAAAGCATAACAAAGAACACATCCAGCGTAATAACTTCTATTTATGGGCGAATCATAAATGGTTGAATGAAGTGCCGAAGACGTTACCGAGAGAATTAAGGTATATCCGCCCTTTAGATAAATTCAAATTAATCCAGGATGAAATGTATAAAAATGTGATTGAGATGTATCACGATTACGTCAAGGGGCACGGGCACGGGCACGGCCATGCCGGCGAGATGAAGAATATCTATACATCGTTTTTGAACTTAAACCCCGAACCCATTGTGCGACATATCGCCGGGTTTTGTGCGATGTATGATACGATGATCCAGGAAAACAACCTCTACAAATTTCTCGGTGTTATGAACCAAAATGAAATGATAAAATGGGCGCTTCCAGTTGTATGGACATTGTACCCAGATGAATACACCCCGAAGAGTATTACGCCGCATTTATTGAGCCCGGTTCTTTCGCTGTATGACTACCGATTTTATGTAGATGACAAGATACTCGAAAAACATATGCGCGGGGTGCGTTTGAATGTGAGTAATAACGCCGTGATTCGGCAACATAACGAACAGACTGGCGGTGGTCGCAGCAGTCGCAGCGTCGACAACGACGACGGCGGTCCAGAAACCAAGACTGTCGAATATATTAAATACAAACAGCGTATTACTCGTGCATTTATGAAATTGATAGACGATATATTTACCAAATGCTTTGGTCCTGAGTACGAAAAGACGCATAGTATTAAAGCACAGGATGTCTATGATATCGAGTGCTTATTAATGAATCTGATGAATAATAAAGACGCCCGGTTCGATATGAATTATTCGAATGTGTATGATACAGCGAAGCATCCCGATATTCCGCCACATCGTGTCCCGTCGTCGCATGCGAATAAGTTACGGGACAGTCGTCATAAACACTGTGATTGCGACGGGAGTGGCAGCGGCAGCAGCGGCAGCAGCAGCAGTGCGACGGACATTAAAGACCGACTGAAGTCACCGCATTATCAACATAATATTCGCGGAGCGACGCGCATCCTCGCAACGGACGCGGTTGAACTTACCGACATCGATTGGCGAGAGATGGCAGGACATATCGGCTACGCATCCGACAATATCCCGCAATATTTTATCACCAGTCATGTCGGGTATTTGAAATCAGTCATGTGTCTTCTTAAAAAGGAGTGGGCGTCAGATAAATGGAAGAGTTACTGGTATTTTATTTATATGCGCCAACTCATCTGTTTCCATGACAAGTGGCGACAGATTTATCTGGAATTCAATGACACGCTGATTCGCGGCAAGGATACGCACTTTCCGAGAGAATATTTCCCGATTATAGGACTGGGGTATGCGTTCCCGAAGACGATGACAGAAGAGTTCACCCGAAGATACAAAAATGAAGAAATGGTTTCGAAGGTTCGAGAGATTGGAATGACGATGTTGGAATGCTATAAAGAACGTATCCAGAAAAACACGTGGTTGTCCGCACTTACCAAGAAAGGTGCGCTTAAAAAACTGAACACAATTGAGCTACGGATTGGTGATGCGAATATCTCGGCACCCGACCCTACGCATCTAGAATATGACCCGAAAGACGCGTGGGGCAACCTTATGAAGCGGAGCGTCCAGAGGACAGTATATTTCGCGAAACATTCCGCCGGGGCAGCGTCGGGTTCGGATAAAGCATCAATATCCGTCGAAGACATCGATATGATGAATTGGAGCACGATGAAATTCGCGGGATATCAATCCTTTATCGTAAACGCGTATTATACTTCGCAATCCAACAGCATCTATATTCCGACCGCGTATATGCATAGTTTGAACGTCCAGTTTGGACGCGGGTATGAATACGACTTGGCGTCAGTGGGATTCACATTCGGCCACGAAATCTCTCACGCATTACATGTCAATTCGCGCACTTTTGATTATAAAGGTGTTATTAAAAACTGGTGGTCTCGGCCGGATGTTGCGACCTATGAGCGTAAAATCGCCGGTATTCGGCGGCAATATGAAGATATTAGCAAAAAATACGGGTTTGTCATTGACGGAACTCTCTCGTTATCAGAGAATCTAGCGGATGTTACTGGATTGGCGGTCTGCGAGGATGCGCTTCACCGATTCCATGATAATGTAAGCAATGCGTCGTCGTCGTCGTCGTCGTCGTCGTCGTCGTCGGTGGAACCAGTATTAGTATCTACCGATCATATTCGCACAATGTCGTTCCAGCATTTCTATACGTATTACGCAATCCAAAACCGGCAATATGCGAACCGGCGTGAAATCCTCGTCCAGGTTCTTACAAATCCGCATCTTGATCTGAAGATACGAACGAATGTGCCCCTGATGCGGAGCAAGACCTTTCGTGATGTGTTCGGTATTCATAAAGGTGATAAAATGTATAGTGACGAGTTTGATGTCGTGTTTTAGAAAAAGTATGATGATACGTGATGAATACGTTGAACCATAAAAAAATTGAAATGCTAAAATACGAATTTAATATATACCATGGTTCAATCAGTTACAATCAAATACAAATGTTATCAGCCGCCGTATCAGCCGCCGCCGCCCCCGCCGAACTCGCAAGGAGAAAACTACAACTGGACTGTCAGAGAACTCGTATTCACGCCGAATACGAGATGATGCAAGGAATGAAACGTCTCGAAGGATGTCAGCTGACATACTCGAATCAACAAGAAGCGGCCCAGAAGGTGATTCAAGCTTTTCAAGAAGGTAAGCATCTCGTCATATTGGTGGCGCAACCCGGAGCAGGTAAGACCGGCGTTATGCTGGAGGTTTGTCGTCAATTGACGACGCACATTGACGACGAGATGTGCGTTCCAGTCGAGAACGCATATGTTCTCTCTGGAATGAGCGACGTTCAGTGGAAAAATGACATGCAACGAAGCATGATCCCATCATTCAAAGACAATATTCGTCATCGTGGCGAAATCTCAAAAATCCAAGGCCGTATTTCGGTTTTGAAAAATGGGTTCATCGCCAATGATGAATGCCACCTCGCGTCTGGATGTAAGATGCAAATGGCGACAATGTTTCAAAGCACTGGTCTCGTCAATGTGGAATATGCTATTGGAAACTCAATCCGAGTCCTTCAAGTTTCCGCAACCCCTGACGCGGTTTTGTGGGACCTGAAGGCTTGGGGAACCAAAGCACAAAAAATCAAGTTGGAGCCAGGACCCGCCTACAAGGGATTCCGCGTGATGTTGAACGAACAACGCATTCTCGGAACTCCGACATTCGATTCAATTGAAAGTGTTCGCACGTTTCTTCAATCTTGGCAAAATCGCTACAATGGTTGTCCGACCAAGAAATACTTCCCAATCCGTTTGTTGGGAAAATCCACCATATTGATGGGTTGGATGAAAACGGTCGCACTACAACTTGGATGGAAGATGTTTCAATACGATTCGGATGAAAGAGTCGACGACATTGACACTCGAATGAAAACAGCACCAGACGCACATACAATCATCTTCATCAAGAGTTTTTGGAGAGCTTCCAAACGAATTGAACGAAGACACGTCGGCGGATGCCTCGAAGAGCCTCCACGTGGGCGAAACGACACAAGTGCCGCACAGGGCCTCATTGCTCGTTTCTGCAATACATACGAGTATGAAGGTATTGAGTTGGACCACCCCGAATGGAGACCATTACATTATGGAGATGTTGCGGCAATTGAGTCGTATTTGAACTGGTTTGAAGGTGATTGTAATTACAAAACAACTGACTATTCGTCAACAACGCTCAAGAGCAAGGGTGGAAAGGTGAAAACCAAACCTTCTATGGTCCATCATTCGGTTGCCATCGGATTGAGCCAAGTTGATATCGACGCAGCTGCTGCTGCCGCACTGGCAGAACAGACACTGTTCGCTTCCCCCGAACATTCTAGCAAAGAAGCGGCTGACCGATGGGCCGCTGAACACATCAACTTTCAACACGCCGAACTGAGTGGAAACACGTCAAGCGGAAAGGCGAGGCGCGTTGAAGAATACAATTCGGATAGAACCAAAAACACTCAAAGGCGTGGAACACACATGAAAGACCGCGGTGGATTTATTGAAATTCCAACTGTGACTATGGTTCATTCAGGACAGAATCTCGCTCAACAAGGTGGTGGTGGTGTTCGTTTGATTCCAGTTCGAATGGGTGGGGATTCTCTTAACCAATACGTCATTGTATACAGAATACAATGGATGAAGCCCACATCACGCACTGTTTATCACCCAGTGCCAGCACAACAACCCTAAAAAACACACGCACGCGTGCTCACAATGGCAATAAATACACTAAAAACAGTAAAATTCAAAACCAAATAAAATATACTTTTTTATTTGGTTTATTACGTGTATATTACTACTAATTAACAATAATAATTTATTTTTTGTTATTTGATTTATTTTTTGATGATGAACTATTTTCCGATTTCGCGGCATTTGCTGCCGCTAACATATAACCAGCTGCTTTCTGTGTCAAATATTGCGATGATAATTTGGGTGCGTTATTTTGATTTACTGGCATTGAATATAATACTATAGAGGTATAACTACAATATCTTTAAATGTTATATAAACCTATACGTAATAAACTTAAACAAATATCTATAATTACCACATACAATAGGATTATACGATGAGCGGTAAAATGATTTATAATCCAGATTCGGGAATATATGAACCAGAGCAAGATCCACGCAAATATTGTACTGGTAGTATGATATATAATCAGAATTCTAACATATGGGAACCAAGAACTGATGACCCGCATAATATGTATGGTAACAATTATATTTCAAATGCGTCTCAATGTATGAGATACAATAATAATACAATGACATGGGAACAAAAAACATCTTCTTCCAAAAAAAAGTAATTAAGGTATAAAATTAATCGTTTTATGTAATATATACAGTATCGTCTTTTTATTGTAAATATTATCATAGTAATACATAAATGGGCTCTTCAATATCAATGGATGTGGCCGCCGCCGCCGATATCGCCACGTTAGTGACACGCGAAGCAGAGAAAGCACCCGACACGCAGTTTGAAGACGCGCTTCGGCAAGAAGTCCTTCTTGTTCCGGAAGATATGGAGGATATACATATTCAGGCGTCGCCCGTTACCACTGCGACCGACGCGGACGCTAATGCTAACGCGGACATCCCCGCGAATAATACGCGCAATGGCACCGCCGCCGCCGCCGCCGCCGCCACCGCCGCCACCGCCGCCGCTGGTAAAGGCAGACACTGGAAACGGAACTTAAAGAAAAAACAACAAATCGAACAACAAGCTACCGAGCGAACGCAAGAACAACGCCGCGAACAAATCCGCCCCATTATCGACAAACTCACCGAACTCCAAATGAATGTATCCTACCCCGCTATCCGCGAACTCTACAAAGTCCTGAACCAATTTGTGAAAACAGGCGAAGATACGAAATTCAAAATCCCATTCCCAGAATTCTCTCGTAAAATAAAAGGCGAATTATCGAATGCGCCTTATATTCCATGTTGGGTGAAGCTGGAGATGGACTAACCCCGACACATGTGTCGGGGGCGTCGCTGCCGCACGCACAAACGCGTGCTAGAACACAATATTGTCATCAATCCATTTTTTGATGCGAATATTCGCCGGTTCCAGTATTTTGTTCAACCCGTCAATATAATTCATAAAATACTGCGTGTCGTTCTGTATTTTCATAAGTGTATGATAAATAATCGTATAATCCTCTTGTGAATACAAATCTGTAATCTTGATGAATATCGTGTCGATATTATTATCCATGAGAGTATCGTTAGGTATGACGGGTGCACCCGCGCCCGCCGCAGGCGTCAATAAAGGCCGCAATGGTGGAGACACCGACGACGCACCACGGACCTTCAATGGAAACTGACGCGGCATCGGTTCATCGTCTCCGCCGTCGCCGCCGTCGCCGTTGTCGTCGTCGTAGTGATCATGGCCCATGTTTGCGATCGTGCCGCCGCCGCCCCCGCCTCCGCCCCCGCCTCCGCCCCCGCCGCCGCCTCCGCCTCCGCCTCCGCCCCCGCCTCCCAATCTACGAACCAACTCCGGATTATCCAGCATTCCTTTATACATTTGAAGTGTATGAAGAATATGGATTTTGTCGGTTAGGTTATACGTTCGTGTCAAATTATTAATACCGATCTTCGCTAATTCAATCAATAACAAAAACAGTTTTCGATTCTCGCCCGTGCCCGGCGTACCCGTGTTCGCGTCTTCAAGCACATGTCTATAAAATTTATGAAACCGCGAAAATACATTATACAAGTAAAACACGTCCTCCTTTTTATCGTTATTGTACCACCGCCGCACTTGCTGGGTATACCCGGGACCTTGGACGGTAAGTATATTGTTATGAATCGCCAGTTTACTTCCAATCGGATAAAAAGAAAGAAGTCCGATTTGAAGGACTGCTTGTAATGGTTCTAAAATCGTCTCGAACCGCTCTTTCGGTTTTTTTATATTTCCGACGATAAATTGTAACGCGTTTTGCATAATATGTATATTACCAGGATAATACATATTCATACATTATATTTAGACCTGTTTATTGTATGTAATGCGTGGCGACGGGGGCGTGGCACGGCCTACGGCCTATGAAGAAAGATATTCGTCGTCTGTAGGAGGACATTCTGTTTATTATAAGGAATACCATAATGCTCGCACCATGCGATACATTTGCCGACATTGGTCTTCTTATACTGTTCTAATTTTTCGGCATTCTTGTGATTTGTTATGATTGCCAATGTAGATGTGATATTCTCGATTTGCTGATAACTAATCATCGCATTTAACTCTTCGATTTTATTCAAGAAATAAAGGTCGTGTTCTCTTGGAAGTATCGATGACAATGAAGTACAGGTGCCGTCGTCGCTGGCCGTGTCCAGGTCTTGGTCTTGGTCGGCCTCCTGGTCCGCGTCCGCCTTATGCGTCATTATGATCGACGGAAAAATATCACAGAATTGTTGAATGATTTGCGTGGAATCCGCGATTTTAAATCCCTGACATATCACATATTTCTCGGAGTTCGCAACACGACTTGTATAAGGTTTCATTATCGTGACATTCGTATAATAATACGAGAGTAAATACAGAATATCAATCGTCGGTTTATGAAAAATATCGAATATTTTCAATATAAAAGTACCGCCCTGTTTCTGGAGTGCGAGCGCATAAAATACCTCGGATAATATCAGTTGTGTCGCGATATTTTCCTGATTATTGAAATCCACCGAAAAATCAAACCCGCCGTCCGCAGTCACGATATCCATCTTGTTCTTATATTTCGCGGCACAATACCGGAAGTTCTCCAGTGAGATTAGATTCCCCGTTTTATCCTCGCCGGTTTCAATAATAACATTCGGGTTATGGTCTAAAAATGTGCGCGTCTTCTTCCATCCGGGACATATCGGGTCGTCATTGACAAGGGTCATGCCATAATAACGGTCATTCCCGTAAATTGGGGGATGGTGATGGGCCTCGATAGGTTGTTGTTTTGAACTTTCAAAGATACGTCGAGAAAGTTTCAGATGCTCCATTTCTTTCATATATTCGTCGTGGAATTCCGTATTTCGTTTCAAAATTTGGACATGCGGTGTTATGGTCGCCGCTGTCGCACCGGTTCCGTCGATTGTTGGCGGAATACCTCCGCGCATCTTATTGTATTCTGTCCCGCGAATATATGAAATTGCCTCGATAAATCCACCCGGCCCCTCCGCTAAATGAAATGTATTTATTCCCATTTTTGAATCAGGAACAGTTATCGTCGGATACTTATTCATTATGCCATTACCTGTCATAATTTCAACCATTTTGTAGAATGACCGAGATAATGGCCGCAATTTGCTGATATTCGTTTTATTTCCCGAAACATTCGTATGTATATATTCATACGGGTTCGTATATTTCTTAATATTATCCCACTGTTCTTGGTATTTTTCAATTTGTTCTTTAATATCGCATAAATGCGAATACACCGATGCGGAAACATATGGACCCATCACATTATTATATTCGACGGATAGTTTCAATGGAATATAATTCCCAGACGATATATCATGACATAAACCGACCTGGGGCAGGATGAAATGATTATAATAACATAATCCGACATTTAGTCCTTGGGATTGGTGCGATGCTGACGTCGATGAACCCACAGCAGACGATACTGCGGGTGAAGATGTCGCATGTGCTGCCGATATAGGTGCGTCTTTATTAAAAAAATAATTATTATTGTTCTTTGTCGGTTTTTTAAACATCCTGAATACAGGTAATTATATAATAACATAAAATCGTTATAAGTTGGTTTTCTACTCATCAGCCGACGGCTTCTTTTTTGTCTTTTTCTTATTTGATTCTGCTGCTCCTGTCTCCGCCGTCACAGCCGCCGCCGCCGCCGCCGCAGCAGCTGATATCTTTTCGGTCTTTTTACGAGGTGCTGCTTTCTTCGCCGCGATTGGGGGAGCAGGATGGACCGGTGTGTCTTCAATAATTGTCGCCTTCTTTGTTCGTTTCTGTATCTTCTTTTCAATCTGTTCTATTGGCGCGGCTGCGTCTTCTACGGCCGCAGCCGCTGCCTCTGCCTCTGCCTCTGCCTCTGCCGCTGCCGCTGCCGCTGCGGTCGGTTTCGGTTTCGGTTTCGGTTTGGCCTTGATTGTTTTACGAACGACTGCTCCGGTGCCTGCTGTGCCCGCCGCCGCCGCGACGGCTTCTTCGCCGCGACTTTGGATAATATGTGCCGCAATCGCCGGTTTTGACGCAACATCAATCGGAACAGATGCGCGTGCGATTTTATCCAATGCGATTTTTTCGGTGGATTCGTCCAATACATGCCCCGCCGCACCCGCCGCACCCGCCGCACCCGCCGCACCCGCCGCCCGGCTTTGGCCTTGGCCCCGGTCCTGTTCCTCCTGTAATCCCGCATATGTAAGGAAACTGCTCTTCAAATGCTTCGCATTGATATTCCGATTTTTGCGAAAGATGAAATACCGATTATAAAACGATATTTGTTTTTCCTCCGGGCGCATAAAGAGCGCCGACCCGTATTCATTACGACACTGTTGCGACTGCTGCGACGATTGCTTCTGTTTACATTCGACCTCCATCTCATGAAACATCCCGTCGAATGTATCCGTTCCATCCCGCATTGGAAACGTCAATGTCGTCGACGCCTCTTCCGGTGATACCAAATCAAAACCGTAATTCTCTAATAATTGCGTCAAATATTCGAAGTTCACGAGGAATTCGCGGGTGTTTTTGTTGATGGACTCCTGAAACACCTCGATTTCATATCCGATACTGCTGCTATCCGGTTCAAATTCCGCCTGGTGATACTTCTTCGTAACGGACCATATTTTCCGTGGTTCGACGTCGCTGCCTGTTGCCGCCGCCGCCGCCGCAGTCGCGCCCTCCATAACGCTGATTTCACCGCCATTCTCTAAACGCGAAAGTGCTTGAAAGATGCGAACACCGTCAAAGCACGTCCCGATGAAATACCCGCCCAATTTCGTACACTCGGATACATTTTGAAGGAAGGTATGAAGTTTCAGGATATTCTCGAAGAAGTAGTGAATCGCGAACTGGACCGAGCAAATATCAAACCCGTCAGCGACGCGACCGTAATGCGGGTAAACACCGCGACCTAATAAGCTCGCATCCTTTGCGCCTTCGCCGAATATCGCGCGGGTGATTAACCTGTATCGTTCGCTGATGGCGGCTTGACCCGTTCGCATCTCTTTACTGCTATCCCCGTGAATAAATATCGCCGCGGGAACATTGTGTTTCGTCTTTTTGATATCCAGATACCTAGCACAGACCCCGTCGAATTTATGCTCCAGATTATCTTTGGAATAATCAACCCCGAAGACGAACCCGAGTTTCGCCGCAATCCATTTCGGTAAATCGCCGCCTTTCCCGACCGCGAAATCGATGAGCGTATTTCCCGGTTTTGCGACACTTAATATCAGCTTGCGTTTCACATATAAGTTGTGGAAGTCGCGGAGACTCTTGGTGAGTGTTTTGATTTTTGCGCCGCCGCCGATATCGTATCCGCCGCCGCCACCGCCGCCGCCGCCCCCCGACGCGGATGCGGAATGATTGTAATAGACGTCATCATTTACGAGCTCGTCGGGGATATCTTCGCCCGTCATTATCATCTCCGGTGTAATCGCATTATGAATCGAATGCCAGTTGCTATTGGCGACATGATATGCGTTTCCGTAATTCTTCCCGCCTGTGCGATACTCAGCCGTCTTATCATGGCGAACACGAAGCGGCACCCAACGCCAATTCACCGGCTTCGTTTCATCGTAACTGAATTCAACAATCGTTTCATCCTGAATAATATCGTTTTCAATCGTCATCATTTGACTAACACCTGCTTCATCGGGGCGTAACATAATGTTACAAATATGTGCTTCGTTATCATAAGGATACGTCGGATAAAACGGCGCCGGCTTGTAGCCGTCTCCGGCCGCGGATGACGCCGCCGCCGCTGATGATTCTTCGCCGCCGCCGCCGGCGGCGGCGTGACCGTGACTAGGCGGTGCCTGACCTTCAATCACCGACACACACGGATTAATATACCCGTGTTTACGCTCATCATAACCAACCCGCAATACCAGCGTTTTATATTGCTGGATTTGGACAGACCGCGACATATCAAGCCCCGATTTGAATACATTACTCACGAGGTCCTCATTGTCGTCGCCCTTCTTGGTGGTAACCAGGAAATCGATGGTATTCATATCCGCGGGCTTCCACTTGAACGAATAATTCCATGTGGTTTTATACAGAGGCCCCGCATTCCCGTCATTGCGTGTATTACTCCCAACACCGCAGTCAAGTGGCGTAAATATAAGGCCGTCAGTATGATATTCGAACTGATGTTCGGCGCACTTTCTTAAAATAGATGCGCAGCCGTCGAAGATGGTTTTCCCGCCCGACGACGACGACGACGACGACGACGACGACGCGACCTCGAAATGCTTATGCTCGATACGTATCGGCGACAACGAATCTGCACCACCAGACACACATTTCGCTTGTAGGTTTTTGACGACACTTACCAATAACGGTAGACGGAAGTTCGTAAGAACTTCATCTTCGTGAATCGGGTAAAACAACCGCGATCGGATATCGGCTTTATGGACGTAGTATACATCGAATGCCAGATACAGGTTGATGAAATCCCCCTTTTTGTTATGAACGATATGTTCGCCATCGATGAGCGTATTATGTAGTTTTGTATTTAAAGAGACTGCGCCGGTAAATTGTACGTTCATGTTCATATCGATCAAGTAGATGCGCCCGGTTTTTGGTGCCACAAACAGGAGTTTACGTTGCCCGTCTGCCTTTTCAGTGACTGAATAATTCATACGAATATTCGGAACTTTCGAATCCTGGCTTAATGGGCGAATATTATGCATCTGAAGCGTCAATGAAGATGGGCCGATAAAATGCCTGGGGCGTAGTATGCCTGCGCCTGTGCCTGTGCCTGTGCCTGTGCCTGTGCCGGTGGTGGTGGCGTCTGACGAGGCCAGTTCTTTGGCGTGGCGGCGTTTCTCTTTCATGTCGGCCTTCTTGTCTGGGTCACGCTCATGTCGTTCTTCTTCTGTTTCGGAATCTGATGATTCTGATGATGAGTCGGACTTCCTACCCTCGGCCGCGGCCTCGTCCGGATGAATCAGTGTATAATAACGACGCTGTATCATGCGTAATTCTGCCGATGAAACGGGGTAATTCGTTTCTTGAATCCCCGACAATACCATTTTTATAACACGGCGTATAGTATCCAGTAAATATTTGGGGTGGGTGAATGATGTGCCGGGACCGACGAGTTCATTGTTCACCTCTATCTCGATTTCATACCGTATCGGGCTCTCAAGGACTTTAGATGTGTCAAAGGTGGACGCGGAAATATAGCCGGTGCGGTCTCTTTGCGACTCCTTCACGACACTCAAATCAATCTGAAAAGGCAGGTCCGGGTGTGTCATCGTTGAACGATTGATGTACCGGAATGTCTTCTTGTTGTCATTCCATGTTTTCAAAATAGAGCGCGCGAGGGTTGACGTATTTGCGATGCGTTTCTCGCGTTGATAACTTACCTTGAAATTGAAATCGTCGAAAATGACTGGATGGATGGACGTGTCCTGTCTTGGCGTCATGTCGCCGATGCCGCCGCCGCCGCCCGCCGCGCCCGTGCCAGGTTTGCGTGCATACATCTTCTGTGTGAACAATACGTATTTATCATCCGGCATGTTCGTTTTACAATACTTCTGAACGTCATTGATTCCGTGGATTTCTGCGCGAATAAGCGAGAGCTTGGTCTGCCCTGTGCGTGAGTCAACATATTCATTCTGTATTTTCAACGAATATGCGTTCTTTTTGGAAAAGCTGAATCCAGACGCAAGTAACTTCTGTATGACATTATCGAAATTCTGTTTCGTCGTTGGCTGATTTCCGCGCGTTCCAAATCGTATCTCTAATTCAGGTATTCCATCGGTTTTATCCAATAGACTTTCTAAATAGGATGACACAATATTGGAAAATTCTGACTGCTTATCCGATGACGCAAAGGATCTCGGCATTCTACTATATATATGAATAGGAAATTATTTATACACTTATTCATATATCTATTATATTTTTCAATTTTATCCCGCGCAGCATCGTTCATTTCGTTACATTATCATCCGAACTATATCTTCATATAACTCCGGTTTCGTTTTCTTCTTCTGACTGACAATGGACCCAAAATCACCCAAGACGACCTTTGTTTCGGGTATTTCCAATTTTCTACATATGTCAATGAGGTCCTGGACCTTATACGCGGAAATCGACCGGATTGGCGAAGATATATTCTCCATACTCCAATATGTATCTCTTACGTGCGCCAATAACGCGGCACCGGCACCGGCACCGGCACGCACCGCCGTCCCGAGATACACCCCAAACTTTCCCCGGATTTTCTCCAAGATAAACGTGTTCTTGTCATTATCCGAACGCCCGACTTCAAAGATTTTGCGGTCTTGGATAATACACACCGAGAGATTATAACAAACCGCGATTGCCTGGAATGTTTCCAGGGTGATATAAGGCTTATGAACGAGACTTTCTTCTACCGACGAAGCGGAGATTTTATGCGGTTTCAATAACGTCTTTCTTGTGCGGATATATTCCACCATTTGGAACTTAAAAGCGTTGGATTCAGTATAATGATTTTCAACACATTCGAACTTTTCAATACCGTGAATCATAATATAAGCACACCATAAAAGTGTGTCATTTTTCACATTAGGCGTATACAGATACTTTGACATCGTTGTCAAATCGAATGCGACGGCAACGGCGGGTGGTGCGACGGCGGTGTCGGAATCGGAGTCAGATTCGGTGTCAGTGTCAGTGTCAGTGTCAGAGTCGGTGTCCGACACAGTGACAATACTGTTCTGCGGTGGCGGTGGCGGTGGCGCGGGCGGTGGCGCGGGCGGCGCGGGCGGCGCAGAATGACTGGTGTCACATTTCGATTTAATATCAAGAATACACATGTCTTCCAATATATTATTTCGTGTAAATGAAAAAGAGTTATATACACACGGAATTATCGTCGTCGTCGTCATAGTGGCTGACCAGGTTATACTAATATATCATATTGTCTTTATGCCTTGTGCCCACACGCAGGCGGGCACGCCTATGCCTTACAATCGAAATACTCCTTCGTAATGAGTTCCTTTTGATGCTCGACTTCGCTCAATTGTTCCTCTTGTTTGATAACGTATTTCATATACTCGTCCAATTGTGCGAGCGTTAGGTCATTTAGTTTGGTGATATTAATAAAAATACCATTCTTATTCTCGTTTATATTTACTGATTTTCCTGTCAGAATCCGCAAGACTTCGATTTGATGAACTACGGGCATCCGTTCAATACCGTCCTTCAACATCATCAAGTAGTTTGTTTTTGTTTCAACATGCTGGGCGATGGTTTGGATTTCATTCATTTTACTTAAACTCGCAATAGAAATGTCATTGGGGGGGTGTTTCACCATGGCGAATGGAATGGAGCCGAATGGAATGGAGCCGAATGGAATGGAGCCGAATGGAATGGAGCCGAATGGAATGGAGTGAGCCGAGCGAACCGAGTATTATCATTATTGACGACCAAATCTTTATATATTATTCCGCGTCATTACCGTGGACATCATTCCGCGTGTAATAACATCGCAATAATCGTAACATGTGTGTCATTTAACACGAACCGTCGCCCGATGATTTCGACTGTCAAGAGGTCACCTTCTTCCACCCGACAGAATAGTTCATTGTTTCGTATATTCATATCACGGGACAAGAACACCTCAATCGGTGATACGCTCCCCACTTGTAATTTGGTCGCAATCCCGCGAATCCCCGCTTGGGTGATCGTTTTCGCGATACATTTGATTTGCGTATGCTCGTCCGGCAAACACACCAGGCAATCTGCGACGACATCATATCGGATATTTCCCGCGGATAATGTTCCACACGAATACCTGAATATGGAAATAGACCCGGGGCAAATATAACCTTCCATCGAACATTTGCCTTCATATCGTGCGGCCATTTCATCATGTAAAAGACTCTTTATATCCTTGTTCAGGTGACTGATTTTATAGAATGGAACGGTAATCATCCGCTTGATTTGTGCTTTATGAAACAGGCTCTCGTCGCAATACGACGACGTCACGAGAGGGACGTCGGGAACCGCCACGGGTTCTGGCTCCACCACGGGCTCGGGTTCTGGCACGATCTTTTTATTCGTCGTCTTTCTTTTGGGACGAATAACAAGAGTTGCCATCACGGAATGACAACAATAATGGGTATATCAATTATTACATTTTGTTTATATCTTTATCAATTTTATTGGGTTATTTTGATAATATACAGAACCATAAAATTGAATCGTATTAAACATAATATAATACACCAATATAACAGTAGTATGACACAAGATACCGGAAAATACAGAACGAACCTGAACGACCAGTTCTATACAAATGAGGCAATCGCAAAGAAATGTATTCAGCATATTATCGGTTTATACCCGAGTTCGGCCGATTATTTATGGATTGAACCGTCGGCGGGCAATGGTTCATTTCTACATCAATTGCCATCCACATTTACGAATATCGGACTTGATATTGACCCAAAATCCGACGATATACAGAAACAAGACTATTTGACGTGGGCGGTGCCTCCGTCGCCGTCGCCGTCGGTGGAAAGGGAAATTATTGTATTTGGAAATCCGCCATTTGGGCGACAATCCTCCTTCGCCAAAGCATTTATCGCGAAAAGCTGTTCGTTCGCCAAAATAATCGCATTCATTCTGCCAAAATCATTTACGAAACCAAGTATGAATAACGTGTTTCATCGAAAGTTCCATCTGGTTCTCAATATAGAACTTGAAAAGAACGCATTTATGTTGAACGGTGCCAAATACGATGTTCCGTGTGTGTTTCAAATCTGGGAGAAAAAAGACAGTGAGCGACAACTAGAAGAAAAGGTTACACCAATCGGATTTAAGTATATAAAACTCGGCGCTGATGCCGACACAGCAGACACGTTGCCATCGCTTCATCATATCGCTCTACGCCGCGTAGGTGGTCTTGCGGGGAAATGTTATCGCGCAAGCAGCGGCGGCGGAGCGACATGTATTCACAGAAGCATACAATCTCATTACTTCATTCAGTTTGATGAATCAATCGCGTCAATAGCGTCGTGTATAGATGCGATCATCGAAAAAATTAACAGTCATACATTTCCAAGCAATACCGTGGGTCCGCGAAGTCTTTCAAAACCTGAAATAAATGTTGTATTAAACGAGATTATTCAGGAAGTAACGGCGGAACCACTGATGATGGACCCTTCTTGAAAACCCGGCGAGGAGATACTATCTGTGAAGAAATGACTCCTCCGCGAAACGTGTTCGAGTTGCTTCGTTCAATCACTCTCGATGGGTTTTGTTCTATGAACTGCTGGAAACGATTGAACGAACATTGAAGTCTGCGCTGGTTCTTGCTGTCACATTTTATATCCAGATGTATCGCACCAGATTGTGCCTGTAATTTATCCCGTAATGAATACATATTCTCGCGTTCTTCATTGGTTGGTTTTCTTTTTTTCGGGACGGACTTTACGAGTTTATCCAATTCTTCTAATTGTGTGCGGGTGAGTGTTCCGAATAACGCATTTTGCGAATCTGTCAAATCGATTTCGGTTATGGTTGATACGTGTTTTGTTCGTGTTTCGTCGTTTTGTAAATAATAAATTACAGTCAAATGTATATTGTTCGCACTACTAGCCGCATCAAATACACGCAGGCAATCCGCCATACAAACCGCATTTGGACTACACGACGTTTTTATGGAAAGGTCGCAATTATCCAGTCTGTTCAATTTACCAGGTAAGTCCATTTTACTGGTGTATTTTATCCCTTTCATTTCGTCCTTTGTAGCACCGTATACCTTTTCACAAAGGTCTCTTTCCCATAACAAACCGTGCGACTGAACTTCTGTTGCCATTTGATACTATCGTATATCTATATCTATATCTATGTCTATATATCTATAACCTTAAAAAGTATTTCAATTTTATTTGTAACCGCATATTGTCACACAATACGCTTCACTGACACTGTCAGCACCATCGGCGCCGCCGCCGTCACTGCCGTCACTGCGTTTCGTAATAAGAAGCGGTCCAGCACATCCATAGATTTGCCCGCTAGCAACAAGAGCATCGCATTCTTCTTTTGATGCGTGTGGATTTATCGGTTGATGATTATGCTTGTACGCACCATGTCTCAATATTTTACAGTTGAAGTCGGTGTGATGGATTACAAATGGTTCATTACAATGAAGACATGTAAATACGTATTCTTTATTATCGGTGGGGCGCATGACGTATACGGTATACGGTATACGGTATACGGTATACTGTATACTGTATACATATACAAACTATTACACGAGTTCACCTATCACCGATATCGCCTCATCGCCGATTTCAAAGCGCTGACCTATTACGCGAATACGTATCTCTTCTTCTTCCTGAATACGCGTAAAATCCGGCCTGTCGAAATGATGGTCTCGTGCGACGAATACAACCACCGGGGTTTTCGGTTCATTTAAAACGGCACGAATACCTGCCAGGGTTATATTTTTCACTACACATTTGAATACAACGCCTTCTACGAGCGAACACGCTTGACATTCATATACGACATCAAATATCGCGTGTTTTCCGTAGAGATATCCGTTTGAATATGTGAGGATTTTCACGCTTCCCGGGCGAATAAATCCTTCGGCCATACACTTTCCTTCCACCATTTTTGAGAGAATATGTTCGAGTGTATCTTTTACGTTACGCCCGATAATCTGGAAGGGGATTCGTATTTTACGTGTTAATAATATTGCGGTATAGATGCCAAATGCGCTTTTGGCTTGGACGGCGCCACCACCGCCGCCACCGCCACCGCCGCCACCGCCACCGCCAGGATATTTCGAAAGGGACGCGTATTGTTTTACTACTCCTCCTCCCCCTAATGCGGACATTTTATTATATAATACTAATATGCTTTATGTATTATATTATATTAGTATTATATTTCTCGAAATTAGTCGCCGGTATATAATTTCTCGAAATTAGTCGCCGGTATATAATTTCTCGATATTACACAGTAACGCCTCGCCCGGCGTGAAAAACCACTTTTTCCCATTTACATTATTCGCCTGGAAGGTCCGCAGCACAAATTCCTGGAAGACGCATAATTCCTTCTGGGTTCGATGTTTGGTGTTTTCAATCGTTAGTTTATATTCGTCACCTTGCGTATCGTGATACATCGCCAAGATATTATTAATCATCGTGATTGTATCTGTTTTACCCGATTGGTCGCATCGGGCGCCTTTGTCGCGTTTCTTTTTCATCATTTTCACCTTGAAAATAAGGTATTCGCGTTTGAAAAACGAAATAAACCCGACAATCATATTCATCGTTTGGATTTGCGTCGTTTGTAACTTTCCTAAAAGCAATGTAAAATCGCGCGTATCTTCTGGTTCCGCGACGACCCACTCTGGTGTATCATAACGTAGAACAATAAGCTCGAAATGGTCTTTCTTTTCGTGAAAAAGCATCATTCCCATATCTTCGGGGCCTCCTGCGGCTGCTGCTGCCGCCGCCGCCCGTTTTCCACCAAGAACCCGATGGATGATTTGCTGCGAATAATAGTTCAATATCATTTGTTCGAACTGTGATAATGGTTGAATGCTGCCGGCTCGTCGCATCACCGTCATAGAATTATTGTTCTTATGGTATAAATAGTTAATGAGTTTGATGCTGTCGCCGATAAACAAATGCTCTAACAGATTCGCGATAACCAACTCATATAATTGGTCTTTTGTAATATGAAACTCCTCGGTTTGAGAGAGTTGTTCGATAACCTTACCGCAATAATAATACCATTCATCTTGTGTTTTCGTCGGTTTTTCGTGGACGACGCGGCATGTCTCGAATGTTTCTTCTAATACCCGCAATAGCTCTTGAACGTCGTCGGCCACTGCGCCTTCTGCGCCTTCTGCGATTACACCCAATGGCGCGGACGACACGGACGACGCGGACGACGCGGACGACGCTAACATCTTATTCACAGCAGCAGCAACCGTTTCGTTTCTCGTCGTCGTTGATGACGACGCCGCCGCCCCCACGCCACCGCTTTCGCCAGTGGGCTTTATATCTACGTGAGTATCGCTAACCTCTAATGGAAGAGGATATTCTACATTTTCATGTTTATAAGGGATCGGTGTGCTTCGTTCGTGAATACTCGCACGCGGGTCGTTGAGCTCAATCGGTTGAAACAAGTAGTAGATACCCACATTCACAAGTCGTCCAAGACGCCCGTATTTATCCGTGATATATTCGTTTGATTCATTCACCATCTGTGTTAATGCGAGATTGATTTGTGCGATAGGGTATGGGCGTGTCGCATTCACGTGAGCGATAATCCCGTTCGGGCCCGTTTTCTTATAGAAGAACGATTCTTTATATAAATCCCGGATTTTGTGGATGATTTTATCGATATTCATCGACATGAATTTCTCGTTAAATGTATCCAGGCGAACATCGCTGCCGTTGCGTTTGCCGCCCTCCGCGCCGCTGTCGCTGTCGCCCTCCGCACCGCTGTCGCTGTCGTCTCCGATACCATACAATTCGCTCTGTTCCTGTATCGGCTTCCCATTTGAAAATGTCGGCCGGCAGGTATATTCGCACCGCTCCATATAATCACACAACGCGGAAAATGGACGCGCCCCCACCTGATAATCGATTTGTTTACGAGACGCGAGTTGTTGTTTCACAACCTGGTTCAATTGTGCGGCGGTTTGCGTATTATGCTGAATATTCAGCAAACAGTCCACCGCCGTCGTCCGCAATACACGCGAAACCGCGCCGATTTTCACCGCTTTAAATTCGGATAGGCGATACAAATACAGGTCGATAGCCTCTATCTCTTCATTGGCTAATGTGGAACCATATAAATACAATTCCACATTCCGCCGCGAAAACGGCAAGTTTTTATGGCTACAATTCCGAATCGCACGACCAATAATCTGCTCCAGTAAATTCATATTATACCAGGGCTCCAAAATATGGACTTGCCGAATATTCTTGAAATCCAGCCCTTCCGCACCCGCCACGGAAATAATAACGACTTTCACATTCTCACCGTTCGTATTATCCTCGCTCGTCAGTGCCTTCAATTCGAATAAATTGTCCGGTGAAATCGTGGGGTCGCCTGTAATCACCGAATACCGCGCCGGGCGGAAGGGTTGGCCGGGGAATTGTGCCTGGTGCTGTTTTTGCGGTAAAAAGGTGATTGCGTCGATACTTGGCACGGGTTTGCTCTGGAACAGCGACGAATTCCCGCCGCGGACACTATACCGTGTAAACCCGCACTCTTCCAGTGCGAGGGCGATAGGCACAACCCCGCCGTCGATATACTGACTATACGCGAGTATAATACCGTCGCTCACGAGGACTTTATCACAGATACTCTTGATTTTCGCGGAATATCGCCCGATATTGTCCGGCGCAAAAATCCGCGCCGATGTTTTTGTCGTTTTCTCGCTGCCGGGTAATTTAAATGTCCGGAGAAAGTCGGGGCGATATTCGAAGTTTTGACGCGCGGGTGGATTACCTCCTTCCGTATACGTCATTATTTGACGCAGACCTTCCTTTCCGATACATGACGCGACATCGAACTCACCACTATCGGGGTCGTTGATATAATCAATGAGTGACGAATGCGGATAGACGATATTCAGTGCTTCGAGTGGTCGCTGGACGATGGCGTATCCTATCGTATCCATATTTTCGAAAGAGGGGAAACTGGCGGATTCAATAACGGTTTTATCGTCGATTGCGGCGGCGGGGGCGGCCGTGGCAGCAGCGGCGGTGCCCTTTTTGCCGGTCTTTTTTGCGGGAGGAGCATCCGCAGCCACCGCAGCCACCGCCGCCACCGCTGCCGCTTTCCGCCGCGCCATCGCCGTCTTCTTGAAGATATACGACGCCTTCATGTCGGATATAATATACCGATATGCGGCTTCTTGAATATCACCCACCTGCATCATATACGCGTCGATATGTTCGATGGGTTGGTCGATATGTTTGCCATTGAGTTGGGTTCGTGGGTAGGCATGGCCTCCTCCTCCTCCTCCTCGCACTCGCGTGAGAAGTGAATATTCCGGCGAATGTTCGCTCGGATATATACGATACGGAAATGTATACGGGTTCTCACCGCGCACAAATGAAAGATACCCCGTCGCTTTACGAACGAGGAGTTCCATTCCTGACTCTCGTCCATCTGCGTCTACACGAAAATTCCCCCGGTCATCAAATACATCCGCGATGTCGATAGTCGCACGCTTGTCGTTCAAGTTCATCAGGTTAATCAGCCAGACGATTTCCTTATAACTATTATACATCGGTGTTCCCGATAACAGTAAAAGGCGCACATTGTTGACTTTCTGCGCGATTTGAAACAATATCTTCGCCACACGTTTATCCCGATTATCATCCGTGATACGTATATTATGGACCTCGTCGATAATAATCAATGTATTCGCGAATAATTTCCGCAATTTAGAGACGGAAAGTGTCTCAATCGCCATCATTTCCGCATCGGCGGCCTTCGCGACATCCGCCGCGGTTTTACGGCCCTTTTTCGCCCCCTCTGTGGTGCCCGCCACGCCCGCCGCGCCCCTTTTGTGTTTCTCCTGTATCGCGACATTATCTTTTGATATCCCCATACTCGCCGCATTATTGCGCACATAATTCGCGAATTCGTTATACCCGAAAAATAAATAATGGGACGAAATCAGGCGCCGGATTTGTTTGACGATTTTATCGCGGGTGAGCCCCTTCATATTCATCGGGTTGACTTCCTTGATGAACTTATTACCGGTACATGCACGTATATTCCATACTCCCGGCTCAATCTCTCGCAACTCGCGTTCATCAAAGAGCTGGAGACGGAAATTCTCCTGGACATTCGGCGACGCAATCACAATAATACGCTGGGATATTCCCATCTGTTTCATATAATCGCGCATTTCTTCCGCGACGCTAATCGCCGAGCACGTCTTTCCCGTTCCTAATCCGTGGTATAATAACAAGCTGTTATACGGTGTCTCTACCGAGAGAAAATTGCGGACGAATTGCTGGTTTGGTGCGAGTTCAAATGGAGCATTACATAAGATTTCCGCCTGTTCTTCCACACTCGCCGCATTATCCACATCCATCTTGGTATCGAAGAATTCTTTACGAAGGGCGATTTTGGTATTGAAATTGGGGTCGTTTAGGGTGGGGTAGAGGCCATCACCGGCGCCGGCACCGGCTTCGTCTTCAGACCCGGATTCAGGCAGTACCCCGATATCATGAAGTGTATACGCACGCTCAAGCAACTCCTTTTTCAGCAATAATTTATTGAAATCCTTGCTGAAAGGATTATTCAGGTCGTCTGGTTTTAATAATCGCACACTCTGGTCCAGTTCATTTGTTAAGCGGGCTATTTCTGATGCGTTTGATTCGGTGGGTGCGGGTGCTGCCAGTTTCGGTGGTGGTGCCCTTGCGCCCGCTCCAGTGCCAGTTCTTTTTGGTTTAATTGTTCGTTTCTGCGCTGCTGGTGCGGTCACGGGTGCGGTCACGGGTGCGGTCACGGACACAGGCATCACTGCGCCTCCGCCGCCGCCGCCGCCACCACCGGCTTCCGCCATGACCAATTCCATCGGTATATTTTCATCTTCAGCATTCATACTACTATTCTATTCTTTTATTATTATTTGATTAATTTACCCCTTTATATAACTATACGAAATAAAAGGACCAATGCGATATTCAGTAAATTCGATATTCAGTAAATACGATATTTAGTAAATACGATATTCAGTAAATTCGATATTTACTCAGAATGTTATTGATTTTGCGAATAATCCCAATCTTTTCTAAATTGTAAGGTCGTATCATCTGTATACATTCGTCGAAAGGCGCCCATTTCATCAGCCCGACTTCCATAATATCATGTGCGGTTTTCGGCTTCTTTTCTAAATCCACCATCGCGAGGAAATATTTCTGCTTATAGCATTTCATATCTGACCCCATAAATATCTCTTCATATGGCGCGATATTTTGGATTACGTTGTCGGCCGTTATATCATACCCCGTTTCTTCCAGGCATTCACGCAGCGCACACGAGATATCTTTCTCGTTATAATTCCGCCGGCCTTTCGGAAACCCCCATTCCGTTTCATTCCAACGCGTCTTCGAATCATCGATGAATTGCTGGAGATTTTTCACACGCCCGTCTTTTGTGCGTATGCCTCCGAGTACTTGCCGATATTTTTCAAATGACACCATTTCCTCGTTCTTGTATTGGCTTCCACGCGTATAATCGCCCCATAACAATTTCCATAACTGCTCGAAGGTAAGACGCATCAGATTCGCCTTTTCATGGACGGTCATTTCGTCGATAATGCGCTGGATATATGCTTCATCGTGTAGCGAATATTTGCCTCGCACAAAATCCACGAACCCGAATGAATCGCGACGCCGTATCATCAAATATTCGGGTCCGGAATCGCCGCACCTGAATGCGATAACGCCGATGCTTGTGATGGGTGCACGGCAATTGTTATATACATGATTATTCCGATTACAATTATTACAGAAATATTTGCTCTCTGATGCTGCTGGTGTCTGTGCGGCCATATGGCCCGTAGAGCCGGCAGCGGCAGCAGAGGCAGCAGAGGCAGCATGCGTGGATTTATATGGGGAATATGGATGTGTTCGCATCAGTTGTGGGGTTGTAGATGCTTTTAATTGGCTCATTTCAATATACGACAATGCTGATTTAGGGTTATGTATTTTTGTAATTTCGTCTATAGGTAGAGGCGACAACGATGACACTTCTACCGCAACCGCAATGTCTTCTGACATACTCATTTACCGTATTTATGTCATTGTTTTTATGTTATTTCATAGTAAGGCGTATTTGTTCGCATACACATACACATACGCACGCACGCACGCTGAATGTTAAAACTAGACGCCGCCGTGTGGGGACCACATTACTGGTTCTTTTTAATGTCCGTCGCGGTGAATTATCCAGATCACGTCAATGATGTCACGCGTAAAAAGTATTACGATTTTATACAGAATTTCGCGATGTTTATTCCAGACCCGGAGATGTCATCGGAGTTTAGTCGTATGTTGGATAAGTATCCGGTTACACCCTATTTAGATAGTCGGACATCGTTTATTAAGTGGGTCCATTTCATTCATAATCGGTATAATGTCCTCCAGATGAAGGACGAGATGCCTTTACATGACGCACTCGAGAGATATTATTTACACTACCGACCTAAACCAATCCAGATATTAGAGGAGTTGAAATACCGAGAGAAATTGGTATATTTGCTTATCATGGCGGGGTTGGGGTATGCGGCGTATTATTATCATAATCGATAGCGAAGCGTAGCCGAGCCGAGCCGAGCCGAGCCGAGCCGAGCCGAACGTCTATTGCCATTCGTGGCGTTATTTTACCATCATAATATAACCAAGAATGATAAAAGTGGAGTATATTGTATTTATAATTACCGCCGTCCTTATCGCAAATACCTACTATGATGGACGCCTTATGAAAATGTTTCAGTCCAATCAGAAGTTGATTAAAATGGCGACGTTTGGATTTGTCGGTCTCTCGCTGTTCCTCTTCATGCGTCGTAATCCTGAAAACTCTAGGCAGATGTTATTTCACGCAAATGATATCATAAAATATATGCCGATTAGCAAGGGAACTGCGGATATGATAACTCCCTTCTTTGATTTTACCAGGGGGGTTCCGCCCCCCAACGACGGGGGTGCTATAGGCGGCGCAATGGCCAGTATGATGGGCGGGACTATGGCTGGTGCTACAGGCGGCGGGATGGCTGGTGCTACAGGCGGCGGGATGGCGGGCGGAACCCCGTCGATGGGGGGCGGCGGTTCAGTCAGCGCCGCCGAGCGCCGGGTTCTCAATTCCGGCAAGGGCTCTAGCAAGCGAAGTGTCAGCGAAACAAAGAAGAAATACGTCGCAGCACAGCAGGGTTGGAAATGCGGTGATTGTCAGCGTCAGTTGCCCGCGTGGTTTGAAGTCGATCACGTCATTGCTTTAGAACACGGTGGTTCTAACCACGTTGATAATTTAGTAGCATTATGTCGCGATTGCCACGGGAAAAAGACCGCAATGTCCTTCTTATAAACGACCGACGCGGGCGGGCGGGCGGGCGGGCGGGGCGGC